GGCTTGACGATAGGTAGCCCATACTGCTTTGTCCACAGGAGCATCAGCTACTTGTGTCCAATCGCATTCAGCCAACTTAGTGCCACGGATAGCACGAACACTCTTAGCCTGTTCAGCATCCTTAGTAGCCTTGTAAGTCGCTTCATTCTCAGCCGCAGTCTTAGAAGGGGTTTCGTCTGTGGCGGGTGTATCGGTAAACACAGGGCCAAGGATATATTTGGTGTACCACTTACCATCAACTTGCTCAACACCAGAGGCTTGAGAGTATTGGTAAACAGTACCGCCTGTAGCTTGTGCGCCTTCAAAGACTACATCAGCACCCAAAGCCTTTAAGACTTCAGTTGTTGTTATGTCCCATGATGGGCCACCATTGGCTTTTGTGTATGCACGAAATTCTGCTTCGTACATTACTTGTCCTGATTGTGTTCTGATTTGCATTTTAATTACCTCAAGCAATTGCTAAGAATATGTAGGTTGCGCTACTGGTGTTGGCGTTAGAGCCAGACACCTCGTTAACAACAAAACCTGTGCTGTCTGTGTCTAACCAATCTTCGCCAGTGACTTCTGCATTTGTGTTATTCAATTCAAGGTAGGGGTCACTTCCAGAAACAATACCTCGTGCTGAATCTGAAACCATCCAATCACCAGTTGAGTCTGTACGCTTAATAAGTACAAACCTAGCACCGCTAGTAAAGCCACAGTTGATTGTTTGGCTTGAGCCGTTACCTGTGTATGAACCTACTTTAGAGACACCTGCGGCTGTGGCGAATAAGTAGGCAACATATGTTCTTCCACTTACATTTGCACCATATGCTTCAACATCAAACCCAGTTGTTGAATCATTTGACGCATTAAAATTTCCAGAATTTGCCGCAGTTTGATTAAGAAATAATCCAGCTTTTGAACCTACAGCATTGTTAACTCCAACCAACCAACCACCACTTACTCCTCTGGATTTGCAAATAACCATTTCTGGCAATTTTTGAAGATTATGTGGTTCTGCATGAGTGCTTCCCGTCCCTGTATAGCAAACCTCATCAAAGAAGCTAGGGGCACGTCTGAAGTTCCAGTAAATCATATTGTTTCCATCCCAACCGCTTGAGATTTGAAAACCTGTGTTGTCCCACCCATTTGTTACACTAGCAGTAGCTTCTGCCGCTGTAGAAGATGTTATCAATCTAGGCGAGGCTGGATTGGCACTTGTAGGGCTTAGTGTCCCAACGCCACGCAATCTATCTACAGTGCTTTGGTTTACGCTAAGACCAGTACGATAGCCTTGCATTTGCAAATCAACAGGAAAACCAGTTGTAATTTTAGTATTTTCTGTTGCAGTTGTTGCATTAGGACTAAACACACTAGTCCCACTTGTAGGCACTTTCATCGGGCCTCTACGAATGGCTATGTAGATGATTACATCTCCAGCACTAAAATTATTTAAACTATTAAAACCCGTACTTAAAATGCCTTGGTCGTTTGAAGTTGTTTCTGCGTCAGATGCGTTGGCATAAAGCCTAGGATTTACAATAGTTTGTGGATGCCAACCACGCATATTATCTGTAATTGTCCAAGGTGTTACCCTGTTAGTCATTTTGTACATAATCCATTGAGGCTCGTACCCCAGATTAACTGTAACTCCACCACTTCCATCAGCAGTAACTGTCCCACACGAAATCACATTGTCTGTACCAGTTAGGCCAAAGCCTCCTGCGTTGTGGGCGAATAGGTAGGCTACGTATGTCATACCTGTTCCGTTTAATATTTGCTGATAACCCACTGTAAATTGAGTAGTTGTTGGCTCAACAGCAGTAACTGTATCTCCCCAAAAAGTTTCGGGGGCACTGTTGTTGGATGCCGATGTTGTGTTAAGAATTGTTCGGTATGAAGCACCCAATGCTTGGTGGTATGTAATCCAAGAACCAACGTCATCAGTTCTCTTTACAATAATAAAACCTGGCTTTGAACCAAGATTGTGGGAAATGTTTTGAGTAGAACCATTCCCCGTATAAGTCACAACATCAAAGAACTTTGGTTGCTTGCGGAATGTCCATGAGACGTAGTTTGTGCCACTTATATTATCGTAATTAGTTGACGCTTTAAGAGTAAAACCATTAGTGTTGTATGAGTTTATGTCAGTTGGATAATCACTTGCAGCGTTTGTAGCATCAGAAAATAACATTCCAGAAAATGCGGTACTCATTAAGGAATTGTTATAGCCTGCAAGATTTCTTCCCTTACACCAAACTAATCCACCCTTAGTAGACAAGTCAATGCCATTAGTTATTGTGTTTAATGCGTCTGTTCCTGTATAAAGGTATGTGCTAAAAACATCCTCTACAAATGTAGGCACAGCAGCCGCACCACCACCAAAGGCATCGTAACTAGCCGCACCAGAAGTTGCTTGTAATGGCATGGTTTAAGCCTTAAATTGTGTATTGGAGGCAAGGACAGTAAATGTTGCACTTCCAGTTTTCAAAATTGCGTAGCGATAAGAATCAATGCCACTAGCATTACCAGCAGTAGGCGCACCACCTAACCACCTTGTTGTGACACCAGATGTAGTGCCATCAACTTGAACAGCAGAGTTGTAGTAAGCAGTAGAGCCTTGAGTGACCAAGAAAGCCACAGTCATTGATTGACCTGTACTCATCAAAGTATTCAATGACGTACCGCTAGAGGCTCTGAAGTTAACAGTCCAGTTAGCACTTGCGTTACTTGTGTAGTACAAGACTGACTGAGTGGTAATGTCGTAGTTAATCGTTCCAGTAGCCGCAGTTGCAGATACTGTAGCTACCTCTGCTGCATCGTTTAGGACAATCGCTGTAGCAGATGAAGTGCCTGAGAAAGTCTTAGTAGCCGTGAATGTCTGTGCTGTGTTAAGGCTTGCAACATCAGTCAGTGTGTTGCTACCAAAAGCTATTGTTTTGTTTGTCAGGGTTTCTGTGCCTGTCAAAGTAGCAAAACCAGAAGCAGTAAATGCCGCTTGAGTCCAAGCTGATCCTGTCCAAACATACAAAGTATTGACTGAATTGTTCCAATACAAAGCACCCGTTAACAGAGCATTACCATCATTGTCAACACTAGGAGCAGAAGACTTAGAACCTAAGTATCTGTCATCAAAAGAGTCATAACTAGCCGCTGCCGCTGTTGCTGAAGAAGCCGCATTTGTCTCGCTTGTTGAGGCATTAGAAGCACTTGTTGCCGCATTGGAAGCAGAGGTAGCCGCATTAGATGCAGAAGTAGCTGCCGCAGTAGTCGAGCCAAAGATCGAATCTATCTCAGTTTTGGTATAAGCATTTGTGATGTTGTAGCCAGCAATAGTCGTAGGATTTGTTCCCGCTGTAGCACGACCATAAGTGTCAAAAGTGACAGATTGGTATGTGCCTGGTGTTACACCAGAAGAAGCCAAATCAATGTTGTCCGAATTGACAACAATGCGCCCAGAGGACGCTGTTCCTACATTAAGAGTATTACCTGTCTTTGTAAGACCATCACCTGCGGTAATCTGACCTGCACCTGAGAACTGCGCCCATGTAATCGATGTGCTCCCCAATGTCCCACCCGCATCTATTGTGCAGATAAAGCCAGAATCAGCATTGGTTGTGCCTTTTTCAACAAAGGTAAAAGCCGCCACCAATTCAGCATAAGTGTCAGCATCAGTTGTGCGTGTCCAAGAACCTGTTGCACACAAGTAAATACCATTGTTAGAAGCAGTAGATTGGTCTTTAACCAATACCCGATCACCCGCAACAATCGATATGCCATCAATGGTTTGTGCGCCAGACAAAGTGATGTTTGCAGTAGTAGCCGCAACAACAGAGGCTTTGGCATCAATTCCTTGGGCTAGTGCATCCACATAACCCTTGGTAGCCGCATCAGAATCGTTTGTAGGACTCGCTAGACCCGTGATGGTTGCCGATGTACCACTATCCATATCCAATGAGCCAGAAATGGTCACATTGTTGAATGTAGAAGTTCCAGTAGCCGCAGTTACATTGCCTGTCAGGTTGCCAGTTACGTTACCTGTGACGTTACCAGTAACAGCACCTGTCAATGGGCCACTAAAGCCTGTATTTGCGGTAATATTCGTACCAGTAATGGCGAGTGGAGATGAACCGCCAATAACCGCACCATTGATTGTTCCCGCACTAATGGCGGCAGAAGCAATGGTAGCGGCAGTGCTAACAGTAAGATTGGTAAATGGTCCCGCTGCGGCAGTAGTTCCAC